CCGCCTCATCATCAATAATGACGGCGGCGATCTCACCATCGGCGACATCTGGTTGCTTGCGGATAAGTAGTAAGTCGCCGTCGTGGATGCGAGCACCGACCATGCTGTCGCCTTTGGCCCGGAGGTAAAAGTATTCACCGCCTGCAACCCACGATCGGGGAGTTTCTTCGTAAGCTTCAACTTCTTCGATGGCCCACGTTCCATTGCCACAGGAAATTTGTCCAACAATAGGTAGTTTGACAATATCCTCATGCATCGGTTCAGTTGCAAAGCTGGGATCAATATCACTTTTATGTACACCCAAGGCATCTGCTATTTTTTGTATATTTCCGGGAACGGCTAAAGATTTAGCCCGCAAATAATCAGAAATGGTACTGGTTGGAATTCCGGTTAAATCACTCAATTGTTTTTGGGTCATTCTCCGTTCTTTCAACAGTGCTTTCAAATTAGCGGCAATTGCTTGTCGTAATTGCATTTCATACTTGGTATGTTGGCCACGGTCCATTGGTGCCACATGTATCACCCCCTCATCCCCTATTTTCACTATCCGAATAAAATTTTATCCGTAAAAAACCGAAAAATCAAGGATAAAATCCGAAAAAATTCGATTGACAATCCGAAAAAAATCGGATACCATAAAGACAAAACAAAGTGAAAGGGGGAAACAGCATGAGCAATCAGATTGTACTAACTCTTGAGGCGGCCCGTGTAAATTGCGGTCTAACGCTCGAACAGGCCGCGAAAAAACTAGGTATTCATCGAGATACATTATGGAAGTATGAACAGGATTCCACGCGGGTCTCACGGACATTTATGCTTAAGGCTTCCGAAGTTTACGGAATCCCTATCGACAATATTTTTTTCGGCGTGAAATCCGAATTTTTTCGGATTAAGGAACAGCAACGAAACACAGCTTAAAAGGAGGTGCCACCCGTGCAACCAATCACCATGACCGTCCAGGAGGCGGCGGCCTACTTGGGAATCAGCACCGATACCATCTACGAAATGGTCCGGCGGAAGGAGATTCCGCACATACGCTTGCGCCGCCGGATCCTATTCCGTCGGGATACGCTGGATGCTTGGCTGTCCCGGATGGAGGCGGCGAGCGAAAGGAGGTGATCCCGTGCACGTCGTGGCCGAGCGGTTCATCGAGCTGGTCGTTACCCAGCACTACCGGCCACTGACGGAAACGGAACGGAAAGAATTGATCGAATCGTACCAGTGGTTGGTGAACCGGCAGTGGCGAGTGGCGAAGTTGAAAAATTTGTCCCTGGTCGCTTATATGTCCGGAGATACGGAGTGGCAGCACGAAATTTGCCGGGAGTTGGAGAGGTTAGGGGAGATGTGACGCAATAGACCAAAGGTGTGAAGAAAGGAGGCAGAAGGATGAGAGTAGGGGACAAAGTAAAACCATCTTATCCAGTAGACAACTTTACGTATGGCTATGTAACCAGAATTATTGAACACCCAAAAGATCCTGTATTTGCAAATACCCGCATTATAGTAGTTTTTTGGCCTGACGAGGGAAAAGAAATTTGTTTCACTGAAGAAAGTTTAGAGATTATTTGATGAACAATCCGTAGATATTGCGAAGGAGGTGATTACAATGACCACCGGCGAAATGGCCGCCTGGACACGGCGTTTGCGTAACATCCTTGACGGCCCGGCTGATGTGCGGCGGGAGCGGTTGGAGAGGATGCTGTCAGATATCCACCACGCATATGGAGTGAAGTTCGATTGTGGCGACAAACAAATCACCGTCATGCGCGGTTGGTTTGAGCAGCGGTTAGCGCAGACGGTGCTGGAGTGGAGGGATGCGGTTTGATGCATTGTGAGGAGTGCGGTAAGTCGCTGACATTCGGTAATCGTGTTTGCTACAACGATCAGTATCTTTGCCCGCGTTGCGTGTATGAATCAGCGCCGGAAGGAAGTCCAGTACAGTTGCAAATGGAACACAACTATTCCGACGAGATAAAAAAGCCCACTGAAAAGCGAGCTAAGAAAATTATCCACCTTATCAACAGTATATAGTGGTGAAGCGTGTGAAGCAAATTAAGTTACTTCCTCACCAGATTGATTTGCTTGAACAAACCAAAGGCTTTAGTCGCGTTGCTTACTACGCATCGATGGGTTTGGGCAAAACATTCATTGCAAGCGAAAAGCACCGACAATTCGGCAATCCCAAAGCCTTGGTCGTTTGTCAAAAATCCAAAATCGATGACTGGGTAGAGCATTTTCAAACCTACTACCAGTGGCCGGTTATCGCATACGACAAACAAGACATTTCCGCTCTACCCAGTCACTGCATCCTTGTCATCAACTACGACCGAGTTTGGCGACGACCAGAGCTTTTAAAGCTCACTGATTACACACTTATCTGTGACGAATCGTCTTACTTGACCAACGACCAAGCTAAGCGGACAAAGTTTATTTTCAGACTGAAACCCAACAATTTAATTCTGTTGTCCGGGACACCAACCGGCGGCAAATACGAACAACTTTGGACACAGGCGAACTTGCTTGGCTGGAAAATATCAAAACAACTGTTCTGGAAGCATTACATCGTCACTGAACTGCATGAGGATCCGAGCGGTTATAAAATACCGATCATCGTAGGTTACAAAAACGTGGACCGCTTGAAAGCAAAATTGAGACAATACGGAGCAGTCTTCATGACTGCCGAAGAAGCCGGCATTCAACTCCCGGACAAAATAGACACAGTCGTCAAAGTCAAAAACACAAAAGAATATGCCCGATTTAAACGATATCGAATTATCGACATCAATGGTCAAACATTAGTCGGAGATACAACGCTGAAACGGCTTTTGTACCTTAGACAACTAGCTGGTTTATACAACCCAAACAAGGCTGAAAGACTAAAAGAACTGCTTGAATCCACATCCGACCGGGTGTTAGTGTTTTACAACTTCCGCGAGGAATTCAACATCATCAAATCAATTTGCCAGCAGTTGGAAAAACCATTGAGTTGGATTAACGGTGACAGCAGAAGTCTCGCTTCATACAAAGAAAAATCGGATTCCGTTACTGCCATCCAATACCAATCCGGAGCTTTGGGTGAGAATTTACAACTTGCAAACAAAGCAATCTATTTCTCACCGCCGCTTGACAGTATCTTATTTGAACAATCCTTAGCCAGGATTCGACGTATAGGCCAGTCACGAACCTGCTTCTATTGGTACTTAGTTACTCAAGACAGCATTGAAGAACAGATTTACGACACATTGAAACAACGTAAAGACTTCACGGATAAGCTCTTTGAAGAACTGGAGGGCAACGAATGACCGAAGCCCAGTTTCAAACCAAAGTTATCAAATTCCTGCAAGAACAAGGTATTTGGTTCATCAAATACTGGGGCGGTGGACGATATACAAGAGCTGGTGTTCCTGATCTTCTCTGCTGCATTGACGGATTGTTTGTTGCTATTGAACTAAAAACCAATTATGGGAGAGTGTCAAATCTCCAAGCATACACAATCGAGCAAATCAATTCTTCTGGCGGTATCGGGATTGTTCTAAGACCAAAGCAATTTAAGGAGTTTAAACGATGGATAAAGGAGGTGAGGGAGTGGCAAAAACGCAATCAAACAGTGGGACAGGTTCCCAGTTTTCCCACTCAAGAGTAAACACATATCAACAATGCCCATACCAATTCAAGTTACGATACATTGATGAGATCCAAACCATTCCAGACCCGTGGCCGGACGATGCATTAATTATTGGGAACGCCCTGCACGTAGGCATTGAACGCGGGCCAAAAGAGATGTTGGAATGGTACTACAATCAGTTTCCAGTCATTGACGACAGGCACATTAACGAAGCCATCAAATTAAAAATCTCTTTGGAAAAAGTGCTGGGATTTCTAAACACTTTGGAAGGTGATTTTGTCCACGAATACGAGTTGAACTTTCCAGATTTCAAAGGCTACGTAGACTTGCTTGTCACTAACCAAGACGGCACAGTGGACGTTTATGACTTCAAGTATTCCAACAATGTGGACAAGTATTTGGAATCAGCGCAGCCCCACCTGTACAAGTTCTATTTGGAAAGAAAAGGTTTCAAGGTTAATCGCATTGGTTTTGTGTTCATTCCAAAAACCAGCATCCGTCAACGAAAAAACGAGGAACTTTATCAGTTCCGGAAACGCATCATCGACACTTTATCCAAACTGGAAATTGATGTCAGATACATTGATTACGACTTCACGAAGGTAAAGCAATTCTGGCAAGTCTGCCAAGAGATTGAGCAAGCTACTGAGTTTCCGAAAAACCAAAGTCGCTTATGCGATTGGTGTGAATACAAAAAATTCTGCATGGAAGGAGTAGATTACATGATTCTGCCCAAAAACGAACGCCGTCAAGTGACTGTAAACACAACGCCAGACATGTGGTTGTATGGTGATTCCTACAGTGGGAAGACGGTTTTTGCAGACCAGTTTGACGACAACTTGATGATCAACACGGACGGGAACGTGGATCATATCACAAGCCCTGTCATACGAATCAAGGATGAAGTCATCGTTGAAGGACGCATTACCAAGCGGAAATTTGCCTGGGAATTGTTTGAAGAAGTCGTTACGGAACTGGAGAAAAAGCAAAACGATTTTAAAGTTGTAACTTTGGATCTCGTTGAAGATCTATATGAACACTGCCGTCTGTACATGTACGACCAACTCGGCATCGAACACGAGCAGGATGCCGGTTACGGCAAAGGTTGGGACATGGTCAGAACTCGGTTTTTGTCCACTATCAAGAGGCTCAAAAATGCTGGTTATCAATTGATCTACATTTCCAAGCAAAGCATCACGGAGATTAACGAACGAGGCGGAAAAATCACCCGTTATGCGCCCAATATCCCGGATAAAGTTGCCAACGTTTTGGCCGGAACGGTCGATCTGACGGCCCGGGTGATTGCAGACGGGGAAAATCGCTATATCAGTTTCAAAACGTCACCTTACATCTTCGGCGGCAGCCGGTACAACTTTGGCGTTGATCAAATTCCGTTAGACAAAGAAGTGTTCATTGAAACACTGAAAAAGGCTAAGGTGAAAGGTTTGGTCAATGAGCGGGGGCGGAAGAACCAACAAGAAGAACAATCTGAGGAACAACAAGAAAACAAACAAGTAAATGATGAAGTCAATACTGAAACTCCGCCTTGGGAAGATGAACCAATCAATGACGAACAAACTTCTAAGGCACAAGAAGAACGCCCGGCGCGCAAACGCCGTTCGAGAACTTCTTAATTATCACGATTAAGGAGGATGATTCAACATGTCTACCAACATCTGGGAAAAATTCGACCAAATGATTGACACAAAAGCTCTGAAAGAAGAAGCGGAGCGGGCGGCTGAACAAGGAAACTTTGTGGAAGTACCCCATGGAACCTATGAAGTTCGCATCGAAAAATTAGAACTTGGCGAATCCAAGTCCAGCGGTAATCCGATGATGGTTTGCTGGATGAAAATCTTGGACGGTCCATATAAAGGACAATATCTATTCTACAACCAAACGCTCCATACAGGCTTCGGCATTCACAAAGCAAACGAATTCTTGCGCTCACTAGATAGTGGTTTGGACATCCATTTTGAATCCTTCAAACAGTATTATGACCTGCTTCTGGACGTGCATGAAGCGATTGACGGAAAGCTGGAATACGCCGTGGAATACAGTGAAGAACGCGGGTTCAAGACATTTAAAATTGTGGACGTATTTGAGGTAGCCTAAGAATCATAAACGGGAGCGGTCAAATACTTGGTCCAGTATCTATGTAGACCGCTCCCCAACACAAAGAAAGGTGGTCAAAGTGGGAGACATTAAACCGATCGAAACATTGTACAAAGGCTATCGTTTCCGCAGCCGACTGGAAGCACGTTGGGCAGTGTTCTTTGATGCACTCGACATTCCCTGGGAGTACGAAAAAGAAGGCTACCAATTGAGCAATGGAGATTTATACTTGCCTGATTTTTGGCTGCCTAATCAAAAGATATGGGTAGAAATCAAGGGAGAAAAACCAGAATTTAACTATTACGACATGCTTGAACGATTTTGTGATGACATTGGTCAAGCACTATTACTTGCTATTGGTTTGCCGTCTGATTATTACACACAGTTATTTTGCTGGGACATCGGTAATTCATCAGCTGGTGGCCCAAACGCTTGGGATGTCACTATATCTGCTCTTCATGATGGTCAGATTCACTTTGGTATTGTCAATATCCATCCCGATCGAACTTTATATGCAGATTCCGAATTTGAAAAAGAAATTCAACTTATCCGTTTCAACGATACTGTAAAAATCCTTCCCTCCATTTGGAAAGCAGCTGAAAAAGCCAAAGCAGCACGATTCGAGCATGGAGAAAATGGGGTAAGGTGAGCAACAGTGATCTTTTATGACTTCGAGGTCTTCAAATATGACTGGTTGGTGGTTTTCAAGAACACTATTGATCGTTCTACCACCATCATTTGCAACGATTCCAATAAACTAAAACAATTTTATGAGCAGCACAAAAATGACATTTGGTGTGGATTCAACAGCCGCCATTATGACCAATACATTTTGAAGGCCATTCTGCTTGACTTTGATCCATATGATGTGTCTCATCACATTATTGTCAAAAAACAGCCCGGATGGTCATACTCCAAGTTGTTCAATCAGATTCAACTTTTCAACTACGATGTTATGACGGATCGTTACTACGGACTAAAGCAGTTAGAAGGTTTTATGGGCAGTAATATTAAAGAATCATCTGTTCCATTCAACATCGACCGCAAATTGACACCTGCCGAACTCCAAGAAGTCATTGAATACTGCCAACACGACGTAGAGCAAACAATGGAAGTTTTCCTAAATCGAATCGAAGAATTTGAATCACACATGGCACTAATCAAGATGTTTAATTTGCCGTTATCTTATCTAAATAAAACCAAAGCCCAAATCACTGCTGCCATTTTGGATGCACATAAAATTGAGCGAGACGATGAATTTGATCTTATCTTACCAGATACGTTGCAAATTAAAAAATACCGCCACATTGTGGACTGGTATTTAAATCCAGAAAACCGGGACTATTCCAAGCAGCTGGACGTTGAAGTAGCCGGAGTACCGCACACATTTGCTTGGGGTGGCCTTCATGGAGCCAGAAACAATTATCACGGAAGCGGGATTTTTCTGGCCGTGGACGTAGCGTCATATTATCCAGCCTTGATGATTGAGTATGGGTTTTTGTCCCGGAATGTGGCTGATCCAGAGAAGTACCGAAAAATCCGGGATGAGCGGCTTAGGCTTAAGGCCGAAAAGAATCCAATGGCAAACCCGCTTAAGATTGTACTGAACAGTACCTATGGAGCTATGAAAGACAAATACAATCCACTCTACGACCCGCGACAGGCAAACAATGTCTGTGTTGGTGGTCAACTCTTACTCCTTGACTTAATAGAACACCTAGAACCAGTCTGCGAACTCATCCAATCCAACACAGACGGTTTAATTGTCAAAGTCCGCAGGCGTCGGGATATCGATAGGATAAAAGAGGTCTGCCGGGAGTGGGAACAGCGAACCAGGATGATACTTGAATTCGATGAGTACGAACGCATTTGGCAAAAGGACGTGAACAATTACTTAATGGTCAAGGCGGATGGTACTTATAAATCCAAAGGGGCTTATGTCAAGGCACTTAATACCTTGGATTACGACATGGCCATCGTTAACAAAGCCATTGTGGATTACTTTATCAACAACGTGGATCCGGAAGTGACGATCAATAAAGCGGAACGGTTGATTGACTTCCAGCTCATCCGCAAAGTTAGCGACAAATATCTCTATGCCATGCACGGGGACAAGAGACTTTCTGAGCGCATTTTGCGCGTGTTTGCGTCACGTTCCAAATCAGATCCACCCGTCTATAAAGTCAAAGAAGTTGAGGGCAAACAGCGAATTGAAAAAATCGCCAACACACCGGAGCGGTGCTTTATCGAAAATGGCGACATCACAAACAAAGAGGTGCCCAGAAAGTTGGACAGGCAATGGTATGTGAATATCGCTAACAAAAGAATTGCGGATTTTTTGGGGAAATAAATAGGCCAGATTACAGAAAATCCTCCAAAAATCACGCCCTCTTTCTGGAGGTTTTTCCTCCATACAGGTTCGCGGAAGCCTTGATTTTACTGCATTTTCAATTTCAACTTGGAGGTTTTTCCTCCAAAAAATCAACCCAAAAAAGCCCAAATTCTGGCGCTTCACAGCACTAAAAGGCGGTGGAAGAAATTGGAACTTTATAAAGGATTTATACAAACCAAAAACAAAAAGCCGCTAAAAGAATTCAAGGACGGAAAAAACTTAATCAGCTACGATTGGGCACGTAAACTGCCAGAATTTGCTGGTGTCTTAAATGACGGTATCGTTCTGGTTGATGTGGATGACCAACATAATTCAGATATTGTTTTTCAAATCATTCAAGACTTAAAAATTCAATGCTATGTCATCGATACAACAAGGGGTAAACATTTCTTGTTCCAAGCTCCGGATGATCTGACAAACAACAAAATCAAAACCAACACAGCGCTTGGAATCAAAGTGGACATTAAACTCGGTTCTAAAAACAGTTGCCAAGTGCTAAAACACAACGGCATTATGCGACGGTGGATTTACAAACCAACAAGAGATCAACTTGACATCATACCGTTTTGGCTTAAGCCGGTTAAACACGACAATGACTTTTCAGCACTTGGCGAAGGCGACGGGCGAAATCAAGCATTATTCAATTACATTCTCACGTTACAATCAGCAGGTTTCACTAAAGATGAAATCCGCTTCACCATCAAATTAATTAATGATTATGTGCTAAAAGAACCGCTTCCGGAGCGGGAGATCAATACTATTTTGCGGGATGAAGCGTTTCTCAAGCAGTCATTCTTTGTAAAGAACAAGTTTCTACATGATGAATTTGCAAAATACATCCAACGTGAAAACCACATTATCAAAATCGACAATGTATTGCATATTTACAAAGATGGCGTTTACAGCTCAAACCATCGCGATATCGAAGCTGTTATGATTCAACACATCCCGCAACTCAAGCAAGCACAGAGGAAAGAGGTTTTAGCTTATCTTGAGCTGATTGCGCCGGAAAAAGAACCGGCACCAGTGAACTTAATCGCCTTGGCAAACGGCATTTACGACTTGGAAACGGATAAACTCATTGACTTTAGCCCAGACATCATCATTAAGAACAAAGTTCCAGTCGACTATGTTCCAGACGCCTATGACGAAAACGTAGACAAAGTACTAGATAAAATCACGTGCAACGATAAAGAACTCCGGCATCTGTTAGAAGAAATGGTTGGTTATCTTCTCTTCCGCCGAAACGAGTTGAGGAAATGCTTCATTCTAATAGGAGATGGGCAGAACGGTAAATCTACGTTCATCGACATGCTCAAAAAATTTCTCGGTGAAGAAAACTATAGTTCTCTTGCCCTTGAGGAATTAGGCCATCGTTTTAAAACAGCGGAAGTCTTCGGCAAGCTAGCCAACCTGGGCGATGACATTAGCAGTCAATACATTGACAACAATGCTGTCTTCAAAAAGTTGGTCACCGGCGAAACTGTCAACGTAGAACGGAAAGGCAAAGATCCATTTGAATTTCGGAGTTATGCAAAGATGATCTTTGCAGCCAACACACTGCCAAGAATCAATGACACGTCGGATGGACTTATTAGCAGGCTGATTATAATTCCATTTAATGCCAAATTCTCACCGGATGATCCCGACTTTGATCCATTTATAAAGGATAAATTACTAACAGAATCAGCGATGCAATATCTCTTACGCCTCGGACTTCATGGGTTGAAACGGATTTTAAACCAAAAACAATTCACCATGCCGGATGTGGTTAAACGCGAGTTGAGACAATACGAAGTCTACAACAATCCAGTCATGGCTTGGTTGGAAGAGGGACAAAAAGTAGAAAATGAACCAACTGCCGATGTCCACAGGCGTTACCAAGCCTGGTGTTATGACAATGGCCTGAAACCGCTTGGTCCAATTCCGTTCAGTCGGGAAGTGTGCAAAAGACTAAACCTGCAAACCAAACTCACTCGAATAAACGGGCGGCCTGTTCGGGTGTTTAAGGCAAAATGAGGAATGTATAATTATGCATAAAAAAGAATAATTATACAAAGTTGTCTTGTAACAGATGAAACAAATCGTAACGGATATTTTTGCTGATCTGTTACGCTCAAAAACCTTAGTAAATCAATATTTCTAAGTAATCCTGTAACAGTGTAACAGATACTTACCTTTTCTTATAAAAACTAATAAGACACTGAAGACGATGATTAAAAAATAGTAAATATATAAAGATATATTATCTGTTACATGTGTTACATCTGTTACACATATAAAAGGGAAAATTTTTCCAGATTGATGGAGGTTATAAAAACATGGGGAAACAAGCACAGCTTAACGTAAAACTTATCGCGCATACGCAATTAAGTAAGTGGTTTCTTAACGAAAATATTGAATCGTATTTGAGAAACAGCGAACTTAGATGGGCGACGGACGGGCAGATTATTTCATTGACGGCGATTCGGACTTGTTATTCGCCTAACAAGCCCACCGAAATTTTGATTCTCGAAGGTGAAAGATACTTTGGTCGCGACGCAACCGACGGGGGTGGCGGCACAGAAGCCGATCGCCTGTTCCGTCAGATTGTCGCAAGCAAGCACACATCCACTCTGGAGCATTTGGCGTTTGTGTTCGCTGTTGAAGGGGTCAGTATCGCATGTTTGAAACAGTTAACTCGACATCGAATCGGGCATAGTTATTCGGTACAGTCACAGAGGTTCGTAAAGTTCGGCTCAGATGACAAGACAGGCGGGTTTGATTACGTTGTGCCGCCATCGATAAAAGAGAACAAAGATGACGAATATTACAACGCCACACTTAAACGTTTTGAGGAAATGATGGAAACGATACAGGGTTTTTATGATGAATTGCGTAGTTACGGCATCCCAGCCGAAGACGCAAGAATGGTGCTTCCTCAAGCCGCCGCAACCAATCTCGTCTTGACTGCAAACCTTCGCGCTCTACTCGACTTTTACGCAAAACGACGAAAAGGCAGCGGAGCGCAGTGGGAAATTGCCGAACTTGCGGAACGATTGCGTGAGGAAGTTGTTAGAGTTGAACCGTGGTTGGACCAGTTCTTTGAGAAAGGAGGCACGTAAGGCATGTATGTGGAGACACGAGGACGTGTCCGGTACGGGTTCCACGAACGGCCCAGCCTGAAAATGGTACGGGCTAAAAAGATGTATGAGTGTTACGGATGTCTTGAAACGATTCGAGTGGACGAGCTATGCCAGCTCAAAATCATCGGCAACCGCCGGTATTACCTATGCCAACAATGCAGTCGGAATGCTCCAACGTGGATGAAGGAGGGAAAAATAAATGGCCTACGCAACGCATGAGCAGGAGACTATTTGCCTGTATGACTATGACGCCGATCAATGGAGCATCTACTCCCGGGTACGAAAGCACATCACCAAACTCCGGCGGCAGTTTGGCGAACCCGCTTGGGTAGAAACTGAACCAGACAAAAACGGCCAATCGCGTATTGTTGCGGCGCGGTGGGTGGTGCCTGGGAATGCAGTATCTTTTACCAAAGGACGAAGAAAGGGGAATGAACAATGAGTGTAATTTTGGACGAAGCCAAACAAGTCGTCTACCAACGCAACGCTGCCTACGGCCAGCCGGAAGACAACTTTGCGATCACTGCGGAACTGTGGTCAGCGTACTTAGGCTATCCGATCAAACCGGAAGATGTCGGCATTATGATGATCCTACTGAAAGTTGCCAGAGAGAAATACCAGCACAAGCATGATAACCTGGTCGATATTGCCGGGTATGCGGAGTGCGTGGCGAGATTGCATGAAAAAAGTGCCGATACATCAACGTCGACATTGCCACTAGAAAGGTTAGGAGCGATTGGTCGTCTGATGGGTTTTCAGTCAAAAGAAGGAGTTGATGATCAATGATCCTCAACGACCGTCAAATCATCGAACTTGCGGAGCGGGGGATGATTACCCCGTTCCGGCGGGAAAGCGTGAAGCAAGTCAACGGCATCAAGGCTCTGTCATTCGGAGTTTCGTCATTCGGTTACGATTTGCAGGTGGCCGATGAGTTTAAGATCCTCAAAAAAGGTGTTGACCCAATAGATCCCAAGAACCCGCAACCGGACCAGTGGGAGACGTTGCCTGTCCATGAAGATGAGACGGGACGATACGTCATTATCCCACCGCACAGCTTTGTGTTGGGCAAGAGCGTGGAGTATTGGCGCATACCGGAGGACATCATCACGGTGGCGGTTGCCAAGTCGTCATATGCACGCGTTGGCATCATCCCCAACGTGACGCCATTTGAGCCAGGATGGGAAGGTGTTGTGACGTTGGAGATCACCAACAGCACCGACCGTAACGCGAAAGTCTATGCCGGTG